TCTTGACTGCTGGTATGGACGGCATTCAAGCAATGATTGTAGAATATCAGAACGCGCTATCAGCCTCAAGTAGTTTACCTGTAACAATACTGTTTGGTAAATCTACAACTGGACTCAACAATACTGGGTCTGGTGACTTAGAAGCATACTATGGAATGGTAGGTCATATACAAAGTGTAAATGCTAAACCAGCATTAGAGAAACTAACATCAATACTATGGGTTCAAAAATCACTAAAAGGTAAAGCGCCTGAAGATTGGAAAATTGAATTTAATCCGCTATGGATACCAACTGATCTAGAGAAAGCGCAGACAGAGCAAGCTGAATCTCAAGCAACAGCTAATACTGTAAATGCTCTAGTAACGCTAATGAATAATGAGATACTGGCACCAGAAGAAATTCGTAAGATCATTGTAAATAAATTTAGTGACTTTGACTTCTCAGAAGAGTTGCCTGTGTTTCCTGAGACTGATCTTAGTTACGCTGAAGGTGTGGATACTACATTAATGGATGTGCCTGGCAAACAACCTCGCGCTATTGCCAATAGAGGCGCAGCGCCAGGAGTAACTGAAACATGAATATTCTTGTTGTTATACTTATTGTTATATTGATTGTGTTTGCATTTGGTGGTAGCTGGGGATATAGGCAACCTTGGTATACGCCAGCTTATGGTTACGGTGGAGGTTTGATATTTGTTATTCTATTAGTGGTTGTTATATTGGCGTTAATGGGTAGAATATAATGCCCAAGAAACGTAAAAAGATGACGCCTATGAAATACCCTATACACATAGAGGCAATCTATAGGCGGCAACTACGGTGGATGAATAACGAACAACGCAAATCTATTAAACATCATATTGTTCCTATTATTCCAAGTATAACAAAGGAAGCATCCAATATACATGCGCTACCTACTGGCGAAGTAACACAAGGCTCATATAGACACGATGCTTGGCAAGATGAGCTATACGATGCTTTCCAAAAGATAGCTGAAGATATGGTTGGTCCACAGCAACATGTAACGAAACAAATGATTAGTTATGGAGCCAAGATAAACGAGCACAATAAAGATGAATGGAAGAAATTGATACGCTCACAATATGGAGTTAATCCAACAAGAGAGGATCCATCAACGTATCTACCACTAATGAGAAATTGGGCAAAGGATAACGCAGCACTCATTAAAGACATACCAGAAAAAGCAATGAGGCAAATAGCTGATCTAACGAGAGATACATTATTGTCGGGTAAATCTCAACAAGATATGACAGATGAACTATACGATATACTAGATGAGAGAATGGATGTAACGGATAGTAGAGTCAATCTCATAGCTAGAGATCAAGTGGCTAAATTGAATGGTAGACTAACAAGAGAACGTCAAACAGATGTAGGTGTAGAGAGTTATATTTGGAGGACAGTTGGCGACGAACGTGTTAGAGATGAACATGATATGGTTGATGGTCAGACGTTTCAATGGGGTTCTCCGCCAGGAGAAACGGATGGTAATGAACCAGGTGAAGATTATCAATGTCGTTGTTGGGCAGAACCAGTATTGCCTGAATCACTAGACGTTAGTGCTAGTCTACTTGAAGAAGAAATGGAAGATGCGTAATGACCGTTCGTTATGACATGATTCCGATTAAAGCTGTTACTGATCCTAAGACGGGATGGATCAAAGATAGACCTGTCGTTACTCGGTCAGGCATCTTTGCGTATCGTAAACGAGATGGCAAAATACAAAAAGAATTTAGGCCTGAGGATGAAGTATTCCATGAGGATAGTCTAGCATCATTGATGGGCATACCTATTACTGTCAATCATCCAGGTAAACTACTCAACAAAGATAATGCTGATGGTATAATCGGATCTGTTTTGTCTCCTGGATCTAGACAAGATTCAGATGTTGTCGCGGATGTAGTAATACACAAAGTCAATTCTATAGGAACCAAGCGTGAGTTGTCTCTTGGTTATGAATGTGATATAGACGAAACGCCAGGAGAATATAACGGCGAGCGATATGATTGTGTTCAAAGATCAATAAGATATAATCATCTTGCCACCGTATCTAAAGGGCGAGCCGGCAATGCTCGACTTAGACTTGACGCTACTGACGCGACATCTTTTGAATTGGAGGTAGAAATGTCTGAAACTAAACTCGTTACTGTTAGGCTTGATGAAATTGAATATCAAGCATCTCCTGAAGTAGCGAATGCTTTGAAGAAAATCAAAGATGATCACATTGAACTTAAGCAACGCTTTGATACTCTAGAAGCAGAGCGTGATACACTTAAGACTGATGTTGCTAAACACGCTTCTCAAATTGACGCGATTAAAGCCAGCGCCAGGAGCGAATTGAGAGAAAGACTTGAGCTTGAAGGAATGGCAGAAGCTCAATCAGTGAAGTTTGATGAAGCTGATACTGATCGAATTGTTAAGACTAAGATCATCGGTAAGCTAAATCCAGATCTAAGGTTGGATGGCAAATCTGATGATTATGTAGATAGTGCTTTTGATATTACGATTGCTAACTTTAAGAACAAGAAAATAAGCAATCAAAAACATCGTCTAGATAATGTTAGATCAATGTCAGATGATAAACCTGCTTCTGCTACTGCTAGGGAAAAGATGCTTAGGCGCATTCGTGGTGAAAAGGAAGATGCTGCTTAATACTGAGCGAAGGCTGATAAGAGACGTGGAACGAAACATCTTCCATCACGGAAAGGATAACTAAATGTCTCAGACAATTACTGGACCTGTTCCTTATAATGCTCCATACTTTTATGCTCAGGCTATGCCTGGTATGAAGGCTGATAGTATGGATGATAATGTTGAGAGTTGGGCTTGTGGAGCAGCGCCAATTGGATTTGGTTTGATTTGCAGTAGGACTGCAACAGGAGCAATGACTATTCTTCCTGGTGGTCCAGCGCCATTGATTATTGGTGCTTCACTACACGATCACGTAATTGCTTCGCGTGGTGGTTATACTCAATATGATGCTGTGTCTATACTAACGCGCGGTCGTGTTTGGTGCGTTGTAGATGTTGCTACTGGTGTTGCTGATGGTGCTCCTGTATTTTATTCTGCTGCCACTGGAGCAGTTAATAATACAAATACTAATGTGGCATTGGTGAATGCTGTATTTCGTTCCGGAGTAGCTAGTGTCTTTGCTTTGCTTGGTGGCGCTCCAGCAACTGTTGCAATTGTTGAAATGCACTATCCTCTGGTATAAGGAATAGCACCAATGCCCCTAGATCAAACATTCGATCCACGAGATTTGGAAGTCGCTGATAGATTTATCTCTCAGCACTTTCGAGAGGATATCAATGTAGCTGATATTCCTACTGCTGGCCTTTGGCTAGCACGTCAGCTTGACTATGTAAAAGCGCGTTCATACGATCGTTTGTTCCCCAATATGAATGCCAATCGTCTGGTCTCTGATTCTACAGAGGTTCCAGAATGGGCAGAGACTATTACTATTCGTATGTATGATTCAGTTGGTATGGCAAAAGTTATTGCTAACTATGCTGATGATCTACCGCGCGTAGATGTTCGTGGTGCTGCGAAAACCGTTACTGTTAAGACTATTGGTGACAGTTACGGTTACAATGTAAACGAATTGCGCGCCAGTAGAGCCACTGGTGTTGCGCTTGACCAGCGTAAAGCGGATATGGCTAGGCGCGCCATCGAGCTTAAGATCAATTCCATTAAGCTTATGGGTGATCTTACTTATGGTATATATGGATTGTTTAATAATCCTAATGTGCCAGAGCAAGTATTGCCTAACACTGGTGATTGGGGAACACTCACTGGTGATCTGATCTATGCCAATTTGGTTGCTTGGTATAATGGATACAATACTGCTAACAATGGTATCCATACACCAGACAATCTATACTTGGCACCCAAGGCTTATACTGCTGCTACGTCTAAGTTTGTGACAGGGCCAGGAGGTTTGCCTATTACTCCATTGGCTATGTTCCAAGCTAATTTCCCTGGTCTTACTGTTTCCAGTATTTGGGAATTGCAAGGCGTAGGACCAAGCGGTAAAGATTGGGGTCTAATGGTTGAGGCTTCTACTGATAACTATGTGCATGAATATGTAATGCCATTTACTCAGTTGCCTCCAGAAGCGCGCAACTTGGAAATAGTTACTGATTGCCTCGCGCGTAGCGCTGGTGTTCAGATCTATTATCCTTTGGCACTACTTGGTGCTAGGACAACTTAAGGAGTTACGACAATGCCAGAACTTGTTAATAACTCACAAAGACTGATTAACATTGAAGGAGCAGTTCTTGTTCCAGGTGTGCCAGCTTTGGTAACTGATGATGTAATGCAGAATCAAACCATCATGGATATGATGAATGAGCCTGCTGAACCAGGATCAGAAAAGAAAACTTTGGAGATTGCTAATGTTAGCCCAGAATCTGGTATTCAAGAGCGTAGTGGCGCAAGAGGCGAACATGGCACAGCAGACAGTGCCCGTGATGCCCAGCAGCATCAGCAGTCATCTTCTCAAAATAACCCTGCCCCAACACAACAGCCCGCACCTCAACATCCTCAAGCAACGCAACAAGGAGCGCAAGGAACAGGACAGCAAAGACCAGCCCAAAGGTAATCCCAACAAAGTGGAGAATGTGTAGTGCTTAAACTTGTTCTTGGGTTGATTGCTAGCGCAGCATTTAGTCTTGCTGCTAATGCTACTCCTATTATCCAGTTTGCACAAACTAGTGATGTTAACACTATTACTGCAACTGCTAATGGGACGCAGACTGCAACAACGATTGTTGGAACTGATGTTGCAGTAAACGTCGCACAAAATCTTGGTGGTGTTACTGGCGCAGCATTTCTTGACATAAGTGCAACTAGCACCGATGCTGCTGTGCCCGTTGGAACTGGAGCATTGCAACATTATAGTGGAAGCTTCAGCATTAATACTTTGGCTAACAATACTGGCACTAATCTTTTGTCTGGAACTTTTACTGATGCTGCACTTGGTGTAGGGTCTGCACTTGTTCTAGCTATTGGTTCTCCGCCTGATCTTCTTGCACTCGCTTCTGATCTTATCTCTGGTAGTGCTCTTGGTGCTCCAGCTGGTGCGGCATTTAGTTTGACGAATGTGCTCCCACCAGTAAGCATTGTTGGAACTACTCTTGAAAGTTTTACTGCAACAGTCTCGGGTAATGTCTCTGCTTCTGTTGTTCCAGAACCAATGACAATGGCTATGCTTGGAACTGGATTGATTGGTCTAGGTTTGGTCACTCGCAAGAGGCTAAACTAATATAATGATCCTTGTTATTGAGGATACTATCGTTTCTTTCGATTGGAGACAATTTGTATCCTCAACTAAACAAAGGATCATTAGAGTAAGAGAAATGCGCTCGCCGTTTAATATACTGCGAGCGTGTTTCTATTTGTTTGGTGTTGTTGTTCTATTAGAAGCAGCTTGGGCAACTGTTGGTGGTATTGGTTGCTTAATGCTAATTATGAATGGGACAATTGCTATAGGGAGTTGTGCTGAAGTTGCTCAACGCGCTAGAGAAATATTCTCAGAAATGTTAGCTGGTATATTAGCTTTGTTACTTGCTGCTAGACCACCGAACGATAAACCTCCACGCCAGGAGGATAAATGAGCGGAACAATATATTCAGAACATTGGCCAGAGGTAGAACCTCTATTGCAATTGTTCTTTCCTCAGTTCTTTGATCCACAATCTCCACAATACGTCGATCCTGATATTATGGCGCAGTTGTCAATAATATCTGATGAAGCTAGACCGTGGTGTATTCCTTCTGGCCAACAAGATATAGCACAAGCTTATTTCATTGCTTATCTTGTTTCATTACGTCATGAAACTACTTCAGGAAGTGCTGGAACTATTCCGGTAGCAGGGCCAATTATTTCTGAAAAAGAAGGTGACATAGCAGTTACTTATGCTGATATGACTAAAACTGGTATGGCTACTATGTCCAAACGACCACCATCTAATCCTTGGGATGTTTGGAATAGATATTGGATGCGATGTGCTGCTGGAACTATAACAACTAGATATGGCGATCCTTGTCGTAATGGCGTTCAATTTACTCTTGCTATATGGCCGAGAGTAATGGGGATTTGGTATCCAATATGGTAGCAGCTGCAGTTGCCGGTGGCTTTGGCGCACTTATTAGACCAACAGCTACTAAAGTTGAAGAGCACGATATGGGCTGGAAACGCATTGCTCTTGACTTTAAAGAGTTGAATGGTAAGGGAGTCAAAGTGGGATTAATGGGCGGCCAGGAGGTAGATGGGACGTCTGTAGTAGACATTGGTGTGTATAATGAATATGGAACTAAGAACATTCCAGCCAGGCCATTTATGGGAACGACTGCCGATAGATACCGCGATGCTATCTACAAATATACTGAGACGCTTGTTGGACAAATGATTGATGGTAAGTATACAGTTCATCAAGTATTAAGTTATATGGGTTTGTGGTATCAAGCAAAAATACAAACGGTTATCAGGGAAGCTAAGACATGGGCCGTTCCTAATGTGCCAGCAACTATAGCTAGGAAAGGTTCAAGTTCACCATTGATAGATACTGGGAGAATGGTGGGGTCTATTCGTTATGAAATCGTCAGTTCTACTGGGTCTGAATAATTGACTACTTCTTTTCGCACATCGTTTGTTGTTGTTAGGCGAAATATGGGCTATTGGTCTGAGGGCCAGTATATACCTGACGATAATACTGGCCAACAGATATCAGTAATGGCTACTGTCCAAATGCCATCTTCTCTAGATATGGGAAGAATAGAAGCAACAGAATTTGGTAGGAGAGCAACGCGCTTTATCAAGATATATACTGATACTAGGCTTCAATGTGTTAATCAACAGATTGAAGGTTTTCGCGGCACTACACCAGGAGACATCTTCTATTATGATGGTTCAGCTTATCTATTGTTTGGTGAAGCTGATTATACAATGCTGAGTCGTTCTAGAAACACTCAGGTTTCTCATTGGCGCTATTATGCTTGTGAACTTATAGAAGGATATAAATTGGAGAATGCCCCATGATACCTGGCATTTATGAATTGTTAGACTATACAATCAATACGGTGAATGCTCAAAATTTACCTATCATCTGGTCATATCAGAATGCTCCTAGAATGAATAAAGCTTATGTGATGATAGACTATACAGACAATGATATTCCTAACTTTGAAGTTGAGTCTAGCTATATCGATTTAGATGGTTTCCGTAAAATAGGTTCTTGGCGCAGAGCGACTGTGAGCCTTCAATTCTATTGTGGTCCCAACTCTGATCGTATTGCTAGTCAAGTTGCGATGATGTTAGCTGGTAACTTATCCGTAGATAAACAAGTTGAATTAGATGTTGCTATTGGTAATCGTTTAATGCTACAAAGAATGCCTGCTCTATTGAATAACTCTCAGTTTGAAGATAGAGCAATATATCAATTTGATTTCTACTATACCGATGTCTATAAAGATAACGTTGGCTTTATTGCCGAGGTTATCATCGATGGAGAATATACAGGAGCAGCTACAGGATCTGTAACTTGCCATGAGGACATTTGGATACCCTACCCTGAACACCATGAGGATGGAGAAAAGTAATGGCTAATATTGATCGTGTCGTTAATGTTCAAATCTCTCTGCAAACTGCTGGTATTACTTCGCTCAACTTTTCGGACTTGCTATTGTTTGGAGCGTATACGGCCGCTGATGGCAGCCTTGTTAACATTATTACCGATCCTGATCAGTTGCTTGATGATTTTGGCGTTGTTGCTACTGATCCTCTCTACCTAGCAGCGCAAGTATTCTTTAGTCAAATTCCACATCCGCCAAGACTGTTCATTGGTAAAGATAACAATGCTGCTGATGTAACTACAGATTTGGCAGCATTGCTAGATGAGAGTTCAGATTGGTATGGTATCTGTGACGTTAAACATGACGAGACTAGGGCAGTTGCTTTTGGTCAATGGGTAGAGTCTCATGAAAAGATTTTCGTAACTGTCTTGTCTGATCCTCTTAATGCTTCTGCTCCTGGCACAGATACTACATCAGTCGGACATTTGCTGAAGCAAGCCAATCTCTTTAGAACAGCGTGGTGGTATCATACAGAACCTGAAGAGTTTCCTGATGTTGCTATTGCTGCGCGTAGCTTCACCAAATATCCCGGCCAGGAGACGTGGGCCAATCAACGTTTGAGCAATGTTGATTCGTTGTTCCTTCCTGAAGTAACAGCACAAAATGTATTTGGGAAGAATGGTAATACGTTTGAACCATTCCGTAATATCGCTATTACTCAAAACGGTAAGACTGCTGGTGGAGAATGGATTGATGTTATTCGTTTTCGTGATTGGCTTTGCGATGAAATCAAAGTTAACATCTTTCAGCAACTAGTTGATAATCGTATCCCTTATACTGATCCTGGTATTGCTATTATTCGTTCTAGGCTTCAGCAATCATTAGATCGTGGCGTTTTCCGTGGTGGTATTGCCCCTCCTGAAGTAGACTTGGATGGTAACATTATCCCAAGTTATACTATCTCTGTTCCTCTTGCAGCTACAGTTCCGCCTAATGTAAAGGCTACACGAGTTCTGCAAGACGTATACTTTACTGCTAGGCTAGCTGGCGCAATCCATGTTGTACAAATCCAGGGAACGTTGACTTACGAAAATCTACCAGTAGCTTCTGTTGCAGCATAAGGGAGACAGTGAATGCCTAATGGTGTTGTTCGCACTTACAATGCAGCTAAGATTTTGGTTGTGTTCAATGGTGTTCCATTGACAGGTTATGCTGATGGAACATTCGTAAGTATTGAAATGCAGAATGATGGTGTGACT